CCACCGAGAACTCCTGGTGTGGTAAAGACGGAATCGTCATAATTCCAAAAACCTGCAACCTGCTTGATCTTCAGTTTGAAGTCAGCACCCTTCCATAAATCGAAAGGATTGAAAGCGGGTTCTGGATCGTAATCGTTCTCATTGGGCTGCATCTTAGCCATAATCTTGTCAAAAATACGCTTGCCGTACTTGTACAAGAATACTCTACCCTCATTTTCAGGGTTGATAGGATCCTTTATGACTTGGATATTGCTGTAGTAAGAAAGCTTACGCTTTTGCTTACGTGCAGTGTCCTTGTCTGATTCAGCACCAGAATTCCATAAAGAGGAGTTCAGAGCAGAAACTGGATCTTTCTGACCTAATGTAGTCAGACTGTTTTCGATGTACCAACCACCTGGTCCTTGAAATGCGTGACTCCATACCTGTGCCCAAGGGACATCAACCCCTTCGGTCTCAGGAAGGAAGCGAATAACGGCAAAACCGTTACCTGCCTTGTCAACTGCTGGTTTCCAAAATCGTTCATCGACTTTGCGACCACCGCTGGTCATCTTTTCTATCTCTTTGGTCAAGTTTTGAAACTTGCCAGACTTTTTCTTTAGATTCGAAAAAGACATAAGTGTGTACCTGTATTGTGTAAGTGTGTTTTTACTACCCTTTAAGGGTAACATACTATTTATACGTTGTCAAGAGTGGATTTAAAGTGTCTTAACTTGTCCTCCATCTCCTGTAACACGTCATTAATAGTGCGTCCTTGAGAATAAACCTTAGACATTTCATCAAGTTTTAACTTGACTGCCATTGCCTCTTCATCCTCGTGGGACATTAAGCATATTCTAGCATAGAACACCTTCTGCTTTGCAATAAGCATAAGTGTCTTTTCAAGGTGGTCGATTTTATCCTCTTCTGTAAGAGAAGCGAATTTGGTGGAAAGACGGGCTAAATCCGTGTATAATCTCTCCATATCCTTGATTTCATCGATCACTTGTTCAGATTCGTAGAATCTATCGGTCATATCGGTAAAACCCCTCTACTAGTGCGTTTGACATAATTTAACTCTTGGGCATTAAACTTAATTTTGTCCTTCAGAGGTTTGCTGATCAACTTATTGACAGTATCAACCTCGATGTCCAGCTCGTCGCAGACTACGATGACTGCATCGATATAGTTCACCAAGCCTTCACTGTTCTTGACCACTTCCTCAACCATAGTTGAGAATTTAGCTTGTGTCATAAACTTTTCTTTAAATTCTTTTGTCATTTAAGAGTTGCCATAAATTCAGAGATGTACTCCAGCAAGAGTTCGTAATAATAATCCAAGTCAGTTTTCTCAACAACCTGAATCATACCTTCCTCTGTAGCAATGAGTGTAACGATCTTATCGACCTTCACACCGCAACGTTCATAGTACATTGCAGCATAAGCAGTCTCTTGAACAAAGTAATTTTCAATCCATTCAATCTTCTTCTCTCTAGTTGATGTCTTAAAGTCAATGACAGCGAGTTCACCATCAAATTCTGCTATACAGTCAACCCTACCAGCAAGACATAACTTATCTGAGTAGAGAGGAGATTCAAGAAGGTGTATGTTATCGATACGATTAATAGTATCCTTTGCAGATTTAAATAGGAAACTGGCAAGAGGATGCTTCGCATCAAAACTAACTTCTTCGTTCTTCAGGTAACATTCTACCATAGAATGAAATTTATTGCCACGAGCTGTTGCTCGATTGCAAATCAAGTTAGCCTTTTCCTCACCAACTCTCTTCCTCCACTTAAGGATACCCTCCTTATTCCGTGATCCTGTCACTGTAGTAACAGACGGATACCATTTGCCTTCCTGTACTTGATACAAACGCCCTACATCCTTAGTAATGGCATTCATCTCAGTTAATGGAACAGGTGGTCCCACAGTTTTGAACATAGTTAGAGTTGAGCGTTCATTTTAGCGATAAGGTACTCTCTGACTAATCCAGAGCGTACGATGTCGTCAATACCAAACTCAATACTATCAAATGACGGCATTGCCTGAACTATCTGGAGAAAGTCCAGAATACCAGTACGTTCATTATTTTTGACGAGATCGGACTGTGCTACATCACCTGAGAAGATGATTCGACAGTTTTGTCCTATCCTCGTAATTATACTATCTAACTCGTGAAAATTCAAGTTGCTAAACTCATCCACAATGATGACAGAGTTATCAAAGGTGGTACCCCTTATGAATGAGGTAGACCAAAAGGAGATAGTCTCCTGAGTCCTTAGATTGTCATATAATAGTTGAAAAGCATTATCATCAGGCATTTCGAACATATACTTAACCATATTCTTGTATGGTATCTGGTATAGGTTAGATTTGTCCTCGTGGTCACCTGGTAAGAATCCAATCTCTCTTGTAGGTACGAGAGACCTTACCATATAGACTTTATCGTATGGATTGCCTTCATCTAACACCTGTTGTAGTGCTAAGTAAAGACTAATAAATGTTTTACCTGTACCTGCTGCACCGTGTAATACGAGATGCTTACCCTCACCATAAGACTTGAACACCCTCTCTTGATTGCTAGTGAGGGGTTCTATAGTCTTAAGGTGATCAATATTAATGGGCTTTTTGCGTCTCATCTGCTTTGCAGTCTGTTTGGCAGCAGGGAAAGTTTTGCGTCTTTTAACAGCCATCTAGGTAAAACGTGATAGGTTTGCAGCGGGGTGATCTTTTTGGATCTTGGACATTACTTCTTTGAATCCGTCCGACTGCTTAGGTTTACCATAGGTAGTTCTTGGAATTTGGTTGCCAAAATAGCGTTCTAACTCAGGGTGGTCTTCTTTATATTTATCCAGGGCAAGTATAGACATACTAACCTCGATAATTTCACCCGTTTCCTTGTTTTTAAAATCGTAGTTTGGCATTAGATTTTTAATAGTTTTGTATGTACACCATATTCGCCTCTACAGATCACATTGAATGAGAGACTAATACGTGCTTCCTTGGGATTTACAAGGTTGCAAGGTGTAACTGAGTGTACCACATCTGAGGGGAAGATGACAATCATCCCTGTTTCAGGTGTTATTGCATATTCACTTGCATTATACAGGTTCGGATGCTGTAAATGTGGTTCCAGTGCCTTATATTTAGACTGATGGAAAATAATGTTACCCGAACCTTTAGGTGAATAGAGATAGCATACACCAGAAAACTGTGAATTGCAATGGTCGTGACCGTGTACAGTATCACCCTTGAACATAAAATTTATCCAAGAGTTAGTTACTTCTGCTGTGTGCTTCTTAGGATCTATACCCTGAACACCATACACATACTCTTCAATATGACCCATAACCCACGTCTGTAATTGAGGTAACTCCCTCAAGGAGTGTCTAGCACTGGTCATATTGCCAGTATTATTGTATGGTTCGTCTGCTATATCCATCTCTGTAATTACATCAGTAACTTCAGGCATCTTGCCATCGTTACTAACGTATACAGGAGTAGAGAACAGTGGGATTACTTCAGAGGGCATTAATCTATTCTTAGGCAGGGCTGCGTTTCTCCCCACCCATCATCGTAACGACAGTCGCAATCGTCCTCAGCATCTGGACACCAGTCCAAAGCTTTGGCAATCGTTGGGAAGTTACAGATGAAATGGTCACGACATAGCTTTGCTATATCAATGTGCTCCTTCTGGGTACCATTAGCAGTACGTAACTGAATGTAATGCATCCAACTACGAACACTACCAGTCATATAGACCCTAGTGGGTGTTGCTAACGGGAGAACAAATCTCGCACATTCCTTCGCAACACCCTCACGTATGAGTTCATCATAGAGATCCACTCCCTCGGCGAAATACTGTGAGATCCTACCTTGTAAGAACGATACTTGTTTTTCATCTAAGTCATCTATAGAGTTCTGTCTGTTCTTTGTATCTTGTCTTCTCAGTTCAGGTAAATCAATTGCTTGTGCAAGTAGTTCAGTGTTAGCGTACCTTTGACTGAACTCTTGGAATGTAAAACTTCTATGCCTTAAGATCTGTGCTGCTAGTCCTCTAGTAGTGTTGATCTCTAGGGTCATATGGGCTTGCTCAAAC